AGGTTGAACTCAACCGCAAGACCACGTAGCTCTTCAGCAATTGCTTTAATGTAGGCATAACTGTTTACTGAACCTCCCATCTTCATACGTGAAGACGCACAGATGTTAAGATAGTCGATCATAATCATATGAGGAATGAAGCCTTTCTTTAGCTTCAATTCATTCAATAGAGCACGGAAATGGTTAGCATTTGCCTGGCCGGTAGGATATTCTTTAATAATTAGCTTACCATTTGTCTTAGTCTTCAGACGGTTAACCGCATTCGAGAACATCTCCTGACTCATATTCTCGATCTGATCGATCGGGATATCAAGCAAGTTAGCGTCAATACGTTCTGCAATCCGCTCTTCGCTCATTTCCATAGTGATGTATAGTACGTTCTTACCTAGAGTAAGAGCACTAGCAGCAAGATGGCACATAAACAAAGACTTCCCCACACCTGTGCCTGCCAGTGCAATGTTAAGTGTTTTATTAGGAATTCCTCCCTTTGTGATTTGGTTAAGGAGGTCGATGTCGAAGGGGATTCTTTCCTCTTGCTCATGATAGAACGCATATCTCTCAAGCACATTCTCCAGATAATCGTGGCCAATATTAGTATCAAATGAAACAGCCAATGCCTTTTGCAAGATATCAGGCAAAGCGTCTTTCGTTAGTTTCTGATGTTTACCGTCAATGACAGAGATAGATTCCATGATCGCATTAAACAATGCACGATCCTGACACCATTTCTCCGTGCGGTTATACAACCAAGTTTCGTCAGCATCATCCTGCTTAAAGATTTCAGGCAGGATTTCTACAGCATGACGATACTGTTCGTCAGTAAAGCCATTCGACTCATCCAGTTCAATCTTAAACGTTTCGCCAGTAGGAAGTTTATTGTACTTCGCAACAAACTTAGCTACTTCGCGGAACAGCTGCTGATATACACCTTCGAAGTATTCTGGGCGGATGAACGGTAGCACCCGCCGCATATACTCTTCGTTAGTCAGTAGATTACGAAGAACAGTTTGTTCAATGTTTGCGTTAATCAATCTTTATCCCTTTTCATCGTTACAGAATTCTCCAATATAGATGATAATATCATACCGGCATGATTTTGTAAATCGATATTTGTATCAGCATTCAATTCAGGGTCTGGAGTAGTGACGATTTCGAAATTAAAAGAAAGATGTTCGCCATCATCAGTAACGCGAAGTTGTTTAAAGTTAATCACCGTCTCTACGAATTCACCGGTAAGGATTCGAATATCCCAATTCTCTCCTTCCCCGGGAATCATTTCATAGTCTACGTTCTCCTCAAGAGTCATCAGATTCCTCCTCTACAATAGCATCCATATTCACAAGTGATTCGTGACCAATGCTGTATTGCTTCTGCACAAACTCTTTAAAGTCGGTATTGTTGAAGATTGGTTCCCAGAATTCCTTAGACAGAGTAGCATCGAGACGAACCTTACCAGAGAGAACCTCACCTGATTTTGGATCGAATGCTTCGTACCAACCCATAGAAGGCTTACGCACGTAACCGCCCGCGAGCGCGACTTCGGTCAGACCAGAATACTTCTGCACGCCGCCTTCCCAAGTAACAGTGATCGGAATCTTAGACTTCTCTTTGACATAACGAGATTTCTCTACGTTAATAACAAAGTTGTAGCCTGCAATCTCGGTGCCCTTCTTTTCCTGCTGACGACCGAGGATCCAGATATTGTCTGCAGAGTAATAGATACCAGTACCACCAGATACGATTGCTTTCGGGAACAGACCCATCTCCTGATAGGTGTGGTTAACAGCAATCATAGGAATGTCTTTCATGGCAAGGTAAGGTGTAGCCATACGGAACAGACCTTTGAGTGCCTTAGCACGAGACATATCTGCAACTGATTTCTCATTCAGCGCATCTTCCATCTCTTTCTTCGATGCAAGGTTACCAATAGAGTCGATAACCACGATCACCTTATCGTTGCGATCCAATGCTTCCAACTGTCCGATCATATCGAACTTAAGTTCTTCTACGTTGGTAATAGGAGTATGAAGCACACGATCGGTATCAATACCAAACTGCTTGAAGTACGCAGCAGGCGAACCGAATTCAGAGTCATAGAACAACATGACTGATTCGGGGTATTTGTTCATATACGCAGCTGCCATAAGCAATGCGAATGACGTCTTAAAGTGTTTCGACGGACCGGCAAGAACCGTAAGACCCGGTGCCAGACCACCATCGATAGAACCAGATAGCGCTACGTTAATCATAGGCACGTCTGTCGTTACCATATCTTTATCGTTAAAGAACTTCGACTCGGAAAGCACCTCAGTGGCTTTCAGTTTAGAGTTCTTTTTCAGTTTATCCATAATTGACATTAGATGAATTCCCATTCTACATTTGCTTCGTTAAAGAGCGCCGAGGTCATTTCCCAAGAGCTCTTCCATCTTTCGTTTGTTGGATCGCCTTCCATGACGACCCGTTTAATACCTGTTGAGATAATACCGAGTGCACAGTTACTGCAACATGGCAGACCAGATACGTACATCGTGCCACCATCAAGACATACTCCATGGTATGTAGCGTTAAAGATAGCGTTCATTTCCGCATGCACGATCATCGAGTACTTCAGATTACGGTTGTTTAGTCGTTCCTCAGTGTCTGCAATGCCGCGAGGAAAGCCGTTATATCCTGTACAAAGGATATGTCCTTTATTATCTACCGCTACCGCACCAATCTTACTCGAAGGATCTTTCGACCATTGCGATACTTCGCGAGCGATATCCATATACCGCTTATCCCATTTACTGATAGCCATGTGTTAATGCTCCTCCGATTGCTACGGCAAAGACAGCAACCATGCCGCCAAATGCTATTGGATGTTTCTGAAACTCTTGCCGCTCGGGTGCACATCCACCCAATACAAGCAATAATACCATAGCCTTATACAATTGTAAACTCCATCCTGCGCCAAAGGCGATCAAGAGCAACACGATTATCCATTGGATTCGTACGGATTGCATCAGTCTTAAGTGGATGTTTGTCACGCGAAAGGATTTCCGGCGGGACAATATCCTTGAACGTTTCTTTCAGTTCGAGCTTTTCACCCATACGCTTTACATATGGTACGTTCATAGCATACTTACACACAGATGGTGCAAGGAATGGCGAACGGGTTTCAATCGTGTAACGCATCATAGTGCGGTCGATCTTAGGTAAATGGTAGTATGGCAGTTCGCAGAACATGTCCGACATTTGACTATCATACTCTTTGGCACGGCGGTAACCGCCAAATAGTTCATCTGCACCGTCACCAGTCATAACTGCATAGAAGCCAAGCTCACGTAGTTTCTTAGCCATAGCAATCTGTGGCTTAACAGATCCAAGGTCAACTGGTGATTGGTGTACAATGATTGACTCTAGATCTGTAACTTCGTCCAGTCTTACATGATGCATAGTGTCATTAAGATGCAATGCGAGATTGGCGAAACCTTTCTCACCATTGTCGACATGGACAGCAGTTACGTCTTTGCCGAGCTTCTTGATTAGACCATAGATGATAGTACTGTCTAGACCGCCGGAGAGTAGCACAGCAACTTCGCGCTGGCCACCGAGCCGTAGTTCAGTAGCGGTAAGCAAGCTATCATACAGATTATCAGGAGATTTTACTTTAGACCAATCCCAATACGGATAGATCGTGCCGCGATAATAGAAGCAACCGGGCGGAACCTGTTTAATCTCATTCCACGCAGTACGCGGATCTGGCGAATAACCCCACTTAAGAACGTTCGACATGAATACTTCGTCAGTAGTAGTCGGGGCAATACGTGCAAGGATCTCAGGCTCAGAGGCAAGAAGTTCCATATCAGTACGATAATAGATCGGTTTCTGACTCAGATAGTCAGTAGCAGCAATGATGTTACCGGCATAGATGGTAACAAATGACCAGAAGCCGTCGAAGGAATGATATGCTTCAAATAAGTTCTCATTACTCCAGAACTCTTCGATAGCACATTCGATATCTGTATCATAGCCGAAGTCTTTGTAGTTAAAGATTTCGCCAACGAACAAAGCCGGTGGGTTGTTATCAATTGGTTGGATACAGACAGCCGGATCGAGATTGACGAATGGCAGACTGTAGTGGGCGAACTGATATTCATCAGCTTTGCCGAACCGCTTATAGCCTTTATATCCAGGCAAACCGCGATAGTGCATTAGTTCGATGGCTTGGTTTAGATCAACAGTTAGATCTTTACCTGCAATAAATCCACACATTATTTTTCTCCTATAAGTCTGCCGAGGGCAAATCGATCGTTCTCGAAGCAGTGTAAACTAGTTGAGCTGAAATGTAAATAGCCGACTTCAGCATCGATGCCACTTTGATCGATCATCCACTGCGTTAGACGGTTGGCAAAGTATAGGTCATTATGTAGGTGACGCACTACGTCGCACGAGCGCATGTGATACGAACAGTGTAGTTGTCCACCACGTTCCATAAAGTGCCAACCGAATGAGCACGGTACGCGTTCACCTTGATTCGCTGCTACGATATCCTCAGGAAACCACATAGGAACATAGCACTGACGAGTGGTAGGATCTTTCTTCAGTAGCTGTACTGCATCACCGAGGTTACCAGTCTTGAACCGAATGCCATCCATACTCGGTGCCCACATACGTTCTGGATACGAATGCGAGAATGCTTCTTGGTTCTTAGACAGATACTTCTCTGTATCCTTGAGCCACATAGTATGAGAAGGCGGTGGATTCAGAGGAATCCCGCCTGTACGTTCGTCAAAGTGTACATCTGCCCAAGGTTGTGATGCACCGAGTTCATCTGACGCACGGACCGCATCAGTGTACATCGGTGCTACTAGATCAGCGTGAAGAATCTCCAGAAAGGTAGGCGGTGAGGTCGTACCCTGCCACGAGCCGGTCTGTAGAGTATACCCCTGATGATACAGAAGGTGTCTTAATTTCTTCAATCCCTCTGCTAGTGTTCTGCCGCTTACTCTGTTCATTACTGACCCTTTCTCTCAATCCGGATGACGAGAACCTATGGTTCCGCTTATTATAATATACCTCGATGCCGAGCTGACGACACTCTTCTTTGCCCGTAAAGTCACGTAGCTTATACTCATCACCAATAATACGAACGTTGATCGGATACATCTGCAGTATATCTAGCAGATCAGATTCCGTGCCATACGGAACAATCTCGTCCACGTACTTTACTGCAGAGAGTTGTGCATACCGTTCTACGATCGTCTGTACAGGTTTATTCTTTTCTATTCTATCAATACTTGGGTCTATCTGTAAACCACAAATAAGATAGTCGCACACACTTTTTGCTTCGCGGAGCATTGCAATATGTCCCGCGTGCAAAAGGTCAAATGTGGAAGCAGTAAATCCTATCCTCATCCACTCTTTCTCCAATGTTCATATGAATAGTAATTAAATATCCCAAGTCCTATCAACAAAAAATTGCCGGTCAAAAGGCCGGCAGAGATAACGTCTGCGATCAACAGACAGATTGCGTAGTCATACCATCTCATGTTCAAATACTATCCTATTACGTCTTAACTGTAAAT